TTTTTTTTTTGCAAAAAAAGGGGACCCGTGGGCCGCCCCCGCCAGAAAAATGCCGGGATAGCCCCCCGACTGGGCACGGCACCGCCCACTCACACCCACGCACGCACGCGCACCCTCACACTCACAACACCTTCGGGAACGCCGACGACGTCAAGATGGGCCCGCCGGTAAAACCGGCGAACACAATGTCGTCGCCAAACGCCGAGTAGAAGGTCACCGCCACCCCCGCCTCAGCCGTCGCCGCGCTCGGGTTGGTGTCCGCCTGGAGCACCCACGTCGCCACCACGTCGTTGGTGGTGGTGCCCGCCGGGGCTGGCACCTTCAGCACGTCCGCGCACAGGCACCAAGGCACCGGCGAGTGGAACGGGATCATGCAGCCGGTCGAGATGAGCGACTGGTCGCCCATCGTCCACCCCGTCAGCGTGGACGTGAGGGATGCCGAACCTCCAGTGTCCTGCAGCCAGTCCTCGATGGGCGCCACCCCATTGCCGCAATCCCCCTTGAGGGACCACGCCCCGGCCGGCTTGAACGTCATGGGCATGTCACACCCGCTCGCGATCCACCCGTGCTTGGTGCACAGGTCCGCCGGCCCCTCATGGACCACACTCTTGAACTCGACGCTCCCGCGCACCAACGCGTAGCACAGGTACAGGTGGTCCGCGAGTCGCGGCCACAGCTTGGACGTGCCGGACGGGCCCTGGAGGCCCTCGGGCGGCCCCGCCCTGTTGAACGCCCACGGCAGCCACGGCGCCTCGAGCTACCACCCCCACCTGGGGAACCCGATCCGCCAGCTTTGGAACGGGTCAGTCGCCGCCGACTTCTTGAAGCGGTTGAGCATGAGCCACAGTTGAGGGCGCACCAGGAACACGCGCGCGTTGCGCTGACACGACCCATGGCACTCCACCGCAGCCGGCCCGGGCACCGCCGGGACCATGCGGTCCATGGTAGGCGCAATCGAGTTGATGAGGCCTAGCTGGTACCCGTAGAACTCGAGCTTGCGCCACGTGATCCAGGCCTTGACCTCCACGCCCGTGGGAGTGATGCCGCTCGTAAGGATGCCGTCCACCTCAATCAGCACGTACCCCATGGCAAACACCTGACTGGCGGACGGCGCGGCTGAGTACGAGGTAGCGGGGAGCTCCGAGTACATCCGGGGGGCGTACAGCGACTGGCATGGGGACATCCACCCGAGCTCCAGCTTGCACGACTTGCCGGACTTTACGTCGATGAGGCAAGAGTAGAACTGTGTCGGGTCGAGCACCCCCGTCGGGGCGTGCTCCGGCACCCAGCGCACGCGGAGCCGACCAGCGTCAAGGGAGCGCGCGAACACCTCCACCTCGATGGTGGGCTCGCCACGCCAGAACTGCGACACCGCGGCCACGGGCCACACGGACTGGCCGCAGTACGCCGTGAGCGACGTGGGGCCAGCGTCGACCGTGTACGGGGACACCGGAATGGCCGCCAAGATCGTGCCCGGGGGCTGCGCTGAGTCCTTCCACACGTTGACGCCCGGCGTGGCTCCGCAGACAAGCGATGGGCGGCGCATGAGGAACTCGAGGTCGAGCTCGTCGCAGTCAGGGAGCCCTGCCGCACGCACTGATGTCGTCTCCGCCTTGGGGTCCACGTCTAAGATGCGCGAGATGCGGGTACCCTGGCCCTGCATCACCCCCCCCAGCATGTTCGCGTCGATAGGGTTGGCGGGGGCCGTCTGCGCCGGGGCCGCAAAGCCCACCATGGCCGCCACCGCCCCGACCCCGCTCGCTACCTCCGAGGCGCCCGACACCATCGTGCGCACGCCATTGAAGACCGAGTGGAACGACGACGCCACGCGGCCGAGCATACCGCGCGCGGTGCCCTCCTCCACCTGAGCCTTGTGCCGCGCGCCGTCCGCGGGCGCCATCGTCGGCGTGACGCTCTCCTCCCAAATCCACGTCCACACCGCCCCACACACCACCAGCACCCACCACGGAACCAAATGCACCGAGTGCACGCGCAACGACTGGATGGCGCCGATCGCACTCAACGAGAACCCCCCCAGGATCGCGCCAAACACAGCCACGCGCCACCCGGCTGCGACCACCTCGGCCACCTGCGAGCGCCTGCCCAGCACGACCGCCAAAACGCCAAGCGCCGCGCCGCACAGCACACTCGTGCAAAACTGCGTGGCCCACCCCTGCAGCTGCCCGAGCAGCAAGTCGGCCTGGTGGACCGCGCGCACAAGCTAGGCGTAGCGCCTCTGCCGCCACGCCTCCTTGTCGTACCCGCCAGCGGCGTCTCCCGGCGGTCCATCCTCCGGTCCCTCCGGAGGCGGGCCGTAGCGGTTGGCCCAGGAACGCCACCCCAACGGCAGTGCCCGGAACTCCTCTTCGGGGTTGGCCGGCTCCATCGTCACCGTGTACGCATACTCGTCCGTGGGGCCGACCAGCTCGCCCTCCAAGAGCATGAACCGCACTTGCAAAGTCACCGCCGGCACTGGCGTGAGCAGACAGTGGGACAGACCCGCAAACGGCTTGATCTGGAGATAGGGCGTTGCCATGATCCCGCAGTAGAAGTCCGCCGCCCGCGTCATGTTCACTGGGCCGGCAGGTGTCGCTAACGGGTAATCGATCACGGTCTCGCGCGGACCCGAGAGGTCGTGGACCACGAACCCGGCCTGCAGCGCTTGCGACGCGATGAAGGAGGCCGGAGCCACCTGGAGCCGAGCCGGGTCCCCGGGCGGCATGACGCCGATGAGCACCGCGCCACCGTGCTGCGGCGTGCCCGCCGTAGATATGATCAGGCGGGCGCGCCCACCGACTAGCAAGTAACTGTTGGCCAGCTTCCGGCTGTAGGCGGGCAGCGCCGCCGCCGCCGCCAGGGGGTTAATACCGACCCAGGGCGCACCCGAGCCCGGCAGCGTAGAGGACAGCGACGCCGTTGCGATGAGGATGGGCCGGTGCAGCGTGTCATGCATGTTGCCGGGCAGCGAAGGGGCCTCATCGGAGGGCGCACCCTCGAACGCCTGCGGGTTCCCGGACACCTCGGTCGTGGGGCCCGCCTCCACCTGTCCGGGGCTACCGCCCTGAGGGCCCCCGGGGGGGGCTTTATCCATGGTCGGCGTGGCCGTCTCCTCGGCCCCCTCCGCGTACGCTGCTGGGGGGCCGGACTCCCAGGTGCGCAGCCGCCCGTGTAGCCAGTCCTGGAACATCTCGTCAAACGTGGGCAGCGTGCGCGGGTCGAACCATGACCCGTCCGCCATGCGCACCGGCTGCCCACCCAGCGCGCCAATGAAGGCCGCGTGAGCCTCACGTCCATGGTGCACCAGCTCGCGCCCCGTGTCGAGCGCCAGGCCGTAGTAGTAAGCCGCGTTCGTGAGGGCCCGCGGCTCCTCGCAGACAAGCCAGCGGCGATATAGGCGCTCCATGCCCAACGGGGCGGCGCACATCGGCCCCAACTCCGTGTCCACCCACCGCGCCTTGCGCTGAAGATAGACCACCTCCTCCGAGGGGCGATAGAACGACCCGAACGACAACGTCTTGTCCTCCGCCGTGTACGTCACGCCGTAGTCGCCCAGCACCCGGTTGATCGCCTCCGCCGTGAACCACCGCTCGATCCCCGGCGACACCTTGAACTTGTGGTCATCGCCGTGGAACACTCCCCGCACCGCCTGGAAGAACGTCTCGTTGCACTCGGAGGGCCGCAGGAGGTAGAACGCGGCGCCCAAGTCGAGCATGGTGTCGAGGCAGTTCCCATAGTCCGTGGCCCACTGTCCCGAGGGGTTGCGGTTGTCCTGATACACCGCCACCCCGTCGATGTGTTCCACGGACTCGTACCCCATGCGGGCGGCCACGGCCTCTGCCTCGGCATCCTCTGCCGAGTAGCCCGACATCCGCGCCACCTCGCCCCTGATGCGAGCCACCTCGTGTTGCCGCTCCGGGCCCGTGGTGCGGTCCTGGCGTGATAGGTCCCCGGCACCGCACATCCCGCCCAGACCTCCTAGCGCAACGCGCTCGATGTACCCCCACTGCCTGGGGTCCGACGCGTTGACGCCGATGGTCATGCACGACACGGCTGGCCCATGCGACAGCAGCCACTGCAGCGGCCGGTAGCCGAGCGCCTTCGCGGCCACCATCTGTCCGAAGCCACCGGGGCTGATCGCGCGCGTCATGGCCTCGGCGCACCGAGTGGCCGGCCGGAGCTCCACCTTGAGCGCCGCGCGGGTCTCGTCCACGGGCCACTCGCCCACCCCGCGCGCGGCTTGCAGGCAGGCATCCACCTACGCCTGGAGGACCGGGCCGAGCTCCTTGCGGACGGGATCGACGTGCTTGAGCTTCAGTCCGCCGAGCTTGACCCCAGCGGAGCGCGACAGGTCGACGGGGGGCACCTCCCCAGGCACCCCGAAGACCGCCTCCTTGGCCGTCAGGGGGCACCGCGGGACGCGCGACCACGACAGTCGCGACAGGTACTCGTCCGCCACCGCCCGCAGTAGGCTAGCCGGCATGGTCGCCCCCCCCTTCACGGGCGCCACCACGTTCGCGTATGGGTCCAGCCACACGGGTCCTTCCTCGCCCACCCCCACCATCGCGCGGAACAGGGGCACGGCGAACTTGTCCGCCCCCGCCGACGTCGCGAGGTGCTTGAGGCCCGGGAGCAGCTCCGCCAGCTGGTTGGGCTGGTACCGGTGCTTGATCACGCCACGCTCCTTGGTGGCGCCCAACGCGCGATAGTCGCGTAGCGTCACGGGGACGCGGCACGCCCACGACTTGTACGACGGCGCCTCCGGTTCGATGGTCGGGAAGCGGCAGCACGTCGTGGTGATGGCACCCCCCAACGCCTCAGCAGCGGGGCCCACCCACGCGCGCGGCAAGAGCTGCACGACGCCCTGGCCCTCACCGATCAGGGGATTGGACACACCCGCGACCAAACCCACCGGCGCCCACCCAGTCTCGAGGTGGGCCAGGCACCAGCCGCCGCTGGCCCCGACCTTGGGCGCGTAGCGCACACGCACGCTCAGCGTCATGTGCACCGACCCCTCCAGGCGGACCGTCGTTGCCGACGCGCTGCGCGTGACCTGCGAGTCGACCCAAAGGAACCTCTCATCCTCCACGACGTACAGGCGCACACGAGTGCCCACCGGTAGTGCTCCTGGCGGAAACTCGGGTGGGAGCTTGCGCACCAAGTCGCCGTGCGGCATCATGTTGATGCGCACGAATGTGGCGTCCTGGCTGGGCACGTCGTGGCGCGTTAGCCCCACCTCGACCGTGTGGCTCTTGCGCAGTGGACCCTCCTCCTGCGCATCACGCGCAAGGAGGTCAAGCTGCGCCGGCCGCTCGTCGCGGAAACAGTGGCGGTTCATCACGCCCATGCGCCCCTGCACCATCGTCACGACGGCCGTCCCACGCGGCCCGGACTCGTCCGTGACCTTCACGCGGTAGGTGTTGCGCTCCACCAGGCCCTCAAGCGCCCGAAGACCTTCGCCCAAAGGAGCCGTGGGACTGAGGCGCGCCGGGAGGACGGCCATGGCCTGCTGCTGCATGGCGTCCTCCCGCCACTCCTGGACCTGGGGCCCCGTGGCGTGCACAGCACGACGCAGCTCGTCCGACCACCGCACCGGGTTCGCGCGGATGAAGCGCAAGAACTCCTCCTTGTCCTCCTTGGCCGTAGTGCGCAC